TACAGAGGATGCGGGTATCGAAGCCTTTGTGAACAGTTGGCTTACCGAAGTGGTAGCCAAGGGCGGGGTAAAGAAGAAAAAGATAGCGTAAGGAGAACATGATGGAAGAAACAAAAGAGATCATCGACGTTGAATATGAGGAACTGCTCCCGGATATGCCGCGGGACATCAATACCATAACCACGGAAATACTGCTGTACAAAAACCAGGCGGGCGAGGCCATCCTCGAGATAGGCAAGCGGCTAATAGAGGTCAAGGCCCAGCTGGATCACGGCGAATGGCTGGACTACCTTAAGGAACGTGTGGACGTATCCGTGCGCACCGCCCAGACCATGATGCAGCTCGCCAAAGAGTATTCATCAAATGCGCAGACGTTTGCGCTTTTGGGTTCGCAAAAAGCTTTGAAACTGCTGACTTTACCTGCTGCCGAGCGCGAGGAATTTGTAGCTCAAAATGACGTTGCGGATATGTCGGTCCGCCAGCTGGACGAGGCCATAAAAGCGCAGAAGGCGGCGGAGAAAGAACGGGACTACTGGGAGAACGAGGCCAAGGCAGCCAGGCAGGAGATGGAAGAACAGCTCAGTGAGCAGCAGTGCGTATACGATACCGATATGGCTAAAGCTCAGCAGGAGCTTCACGACGCGGCCGCCAGGGCGGAAAACGCGCTTACGGTGGTGGCGGAGCTTAAGGGCAAACTGCGGGAGCTGGAGGACAAGCCGCGGAGCGCGGACCCGAAGGAGCTGGAAGCGGCCCGGAAGGAGGGGGCGGATAAGGCCCGTGAGGCGGAAGCAAAGAAACTCAGGAAGCAGATAGAAGAAGCGGAGGCCAAGGCGAAGCAGGCCGCCGAAGAAAAGGCGGAGGCTATAAGGAAGGCGGAAGCGGAAAGAGCGGCATACGAGCAGACGACCCAGATAGCGGAGCAGGAGCGGGCCGCGCTTACCAAGCAGGCGGAAGAGTTGAGGCGCCGGCTGGCGATGGCAAACTCGGATATGGCGGTGTTCAAGGTGCATTTTGAGAGTATGCAGGACAGCGCTAACAAAATGCTGGAGTGCATAGCGAGGGCGGAGGATTCCGGCGCATCCGAAATAGCGGGAAAGATGCGGGCGGCGGCGCGAAGCTGCTGCCAGGCGGTAATAGCGGGAACGGAGGTGTAGGCCATGTCAATAGTGATAAAGACCCAAATGCGCCGTATCCCAAAGAACTGCCGGGAGTGTCCCTTCTATATAAATAGTATGGACAGCCAATGCGACAAGGCGCTGTGCAGGGCGAAGGGCGGATATACACCCGGGAAGCGGATAGGTGTGTACGGAGGAAGGCCGAGCTGGTGTCCGCTGCGCACAACGACTGAGGAGGGAGTGCGGTATGGCGCGCAAGAAAAAAACGCTTATCACATATGAGGTATTCATTCGCAGATCGGGAAAAGAGACGGTACTGCTGACCACAACTGACAAGAAAGCAGCGGAGAAGGCGTACAGACAGAACCGCGGCGATTGCCGCGTCAGGGTAAATGGGCGGGAGTTGCCCATATTGGAAGCGGATAAATTCATGGAGTGCGGCGGGCGCGCCGGGGTGGAGCAAATATTCATTTTCCGCAGTCCCAAAAAACAAGAGAATATGCACAGCTTAAAGCCTGCCCGGTGAATCGGGCAGGCATACCAATAGGCGGCGGACAAGTTCTTTTCGGGCTTGTAATGAGTAGTAAGAAACCGAGCATGACCTTTTGCCGGGTACGGCATTACCCGGTTCTCCTTTACAGGGTGGCGGCAACTGCATTAGGGTTAGACCCTGAGCAAAGTACCGTCCCCGGCAAAGGGCCATAGCAGCATCGCCCGATTGCGTGAAGCGTTGTCAAGGGACCGTGGAATAAATGCCAGCCCGCAGGTTGGCTTTTATGCCGCGAAAGCCCTTGACATAAGCGAGCGCCATTATGCTATTGCCAGCCCGCGCCCACTATGTGGGCCGGGGTTGTCAGCCCCTAAATGCCGATGTTGGATAAGCAGGAGGTATCGAGCTATGGGCAAAGGACGGAAAACGAAGTGGATCATAACAGACCCGGACTTTTATGATGCAGAACAGAGTACGCCAGGCAGAACCCCAAAGCTGTCAGGTTATCGCGTGAAGGAGATTCGCAGCGGCAATATATTGGAGCTGGAGGTATACCCATATTGGGATACACGGCCCAAGTGCGGGGTTAAGGCGTCCAGACTCAGGGAAAGCCGGGCGGCACAGAAGAGATATAACGAGCGCAACAGCCGCAAACGCTTCGTGCGGCTCGTCAATGAAAATTTCGGCCCCGGAACTGCAGGCGGCCTGCATGTAACGTTGACATATGAAAGCAGGAACGGCCGATTGCCGGTCATGGAAGAGATACAGCGGGACGCGCGGAATTACATAGCCAGATGGCAGCGGCGCAGGAAAAAGGCGGGGCTGGCCTCCGGCAAGTACATGATAGTCGCGGAAGAGGGCGCGGAAAACACTAAGCGCCTTCATCTGCACGTCATCCTTGAAAGCGGCATAGACCGCGACACCTGTGAAAGCCTGTGGCACTTCGGCTATGCCAACGCGGATCGCCTTCAGCCCAATGAATACGGCCTTGAGGCTATGGGACAGTATCTCTCGAAGAATCCCAAGGGGCGGCGCAGATGGTGGGGTTCCAAGAATCTCAAGCAACCCACTGTCAAGGTATATGACCACAAGGTGACCCGCAGTACGGTAAGGGCGATACAGCATGACAAATATGCAGCCCGGGAGCTGCTGAAGGCTTACCCCGGATATTTCCTGTACGATCCAGAGCAGGATGTGCGCGTCAGGACAAACAGCTTTGTCAGCGGCGCGTATATAAGCATAATGCTGGCGAGAGACCAGAGGAACGACGAAACTAAAGGGAGGGTGAAAAGATGAGCGAATACACCGAGAGACTCAACCGGGCGGGTATACCCGTATGGCGGCCTGCCCAACCGGCAACGGGCAGAGAGGACGAGCACCAGACCGCCCTTACCCAATGGGCACGGATGATGCGGACGCAGTATCCGGCACTGCAACTCTACCACCACATACCCAACGGCGGCCTGCGCGATAAGCGCACGGCGGCGCGGCTGATAGGGCAGGGGGTACATTCCGGCGTACCCGATGTATTTATCCCTGTCGCCCGGGGCGGCTACCATGGCATATACGTTGAGCTCAAAACGGGCGACAACCGTCCGACCCCGAATCAAAACGAGTTTATGAGCGGCGCTATGGCCGAGGGCTACTATTGCGCGGTCTGCTACGGCTGGCCGTGTGCGGCGGCGGTGATTGAGGACTACCTGCGCATGCCGGCCGCTGACCGGCGGGACGAGCGAACAAGAGGAATGAACATGAAATATACCATTGATTACGGTTTTGGAGAAGCCATTCTGTATACACCGTATGATGCCAAAGAAAGATTTTATGCTCTTGCTGGCACATGCTTTGGAATCAGAAAGAGCATTATGCACTGCGTAATTCTGAGGGCAGAAGAAATTCCTTGTGAAGATTTTGAACGCCTTGAATTTAACGGAGATGTCTATGTTTGGCGTGAAGACGGTGCAAGAAAAATGATTGCCCCACTATGGGCGGCTGACGAAGAATGGAATATGGATTATTGCGAAAAGGTTCGATACAAACCGAAGGAGGACTGACAATGGCTAAAGAGTTCATAGAGCGAGAAGCGGCTAAGGTACGGCTTAGAATGTGGATCACAGATTGCGTATTAGACGGAAACAATGAGGCGGCAGACTGTTTCAGGGGCTGTATAGACCTCCTCGACAGTATTCCCGCCGCCGATGTAGTGGAAGTGGCCGAACCACCGAAGGAGGAAAAATGAAACGAGCAATAGCAATAGCAATAGCAATATTAACCCTGCTGACCCTCGCCCTGAGCGGGTGCGGAAAGGCTGAGGCTGGCAAGCATAGACTGTGGATACTAAATGAGGGTGTATCGTATGTGATATATGTCGACAACCTCACGGGGATACAATACTTGCGAACATACGGAGGCGGCGTGTGCGTAATGGTAGACGCAGAGGGGAAGCCGCTAATATGGGAGGGAGAAAAATGATAACGATCCACATACTGGATTGGTTTAGTCATGAGGGACTGGACGTGGACGAGATTGTGCGACAAAAGATGGCCTATAATCGTGGGCGGCCCTATAAGCACGGAAAGAAGTGCTGAAATGAATGATAGAGAAAAGCGTTGGAGGGTTCGGGGGCAACTTCGCCGGTGGGGGG